TGGTCTTCTCTGATATTCTTCGCCTTTTGAGTTGTTCGGGTTCTCCGAGGAACTGTGCTTTGTCATGTGTTGTCATTATATAGGTGGTATTGTCCCCATCTGCTGGGGTGTACGTCTGACACACGAAACAGAACTTGTGACCATCAGAGTAAACTGAATTAGCATCTGATGAACCACAATTACTGCATGGTTCGTGTGCCACAAATTCGCTTTCATTCATTATATTAACCAATCTATGGGGATTGCGTGTACAGCTGCCCACTTGATGTCGTGCTTCTCACACCATTGGGCATAAGTTGTTTTGGATTTCTTGCTAATCTTGTTAAAAGGAGCTTGAAATACCATACGCAAGTCTATATCTGGATTGTCTCGCACGACAGCTAGTATCTTGCGTCTATCTTCTGAATCCCAATAACCTTTTGCCTCTAGCATAATGCCATTAGGTAAAATGAAATCAGGATTGTAATGGTGCATAATAGTGTATGCTACCTTGTGAGTCTCATACTCGTATGATGCACCTAATTGATCGAGAAGAGCGGCTACGTTCTCCTCTAACTTAGACCTAAAAGTCTTCTTCTTCTTCAAGGCTATCGTTATCCGATGGTTCTGATGCTGTTGCTTTGGCGACGAAGCCCTCAGTCTTACCGAACATGTCGGCTACTTGCTCTTCATCCATGCTATCTGTGTCTACAGCAGCACCTTCTCCTACAGCAACAACTTGTATGCCAAGCAGCTTAAGGCTACTTCCGTAGGTAACGCCATCCCTGAGTATGTATGGCTTCTGAAAGAAACCAAGTTTAACTGTTGATCCGCCATATAGTGGTGTCTTTGTGTCGGTAACTGGTGTACCTTCTGTATCGACCACGCCGGGTCTTTTATCTTCTCCCCATGAGAATTTGATTTTATATTTACCATCAGCAACCTCCTCCCATGGTGTAGGTTTTAAGGTGGCTCTTTTTGGATTCTTGAGCTTAGATTCTGCCCACTTAAGGACGTCAGCTCTCTCTGTCTCGAGCTTGTCAATCACACCTTCATCAACAACTGCTGATAAAGAGTAACCGAACTTACCCGGTTCAAGTATGGCTTGGAAGCCTTCTAGTTTGATCTCGTCAGTCACGTGGACGTTTTTAGGCATGTTTGTCAGTCTCCTTTTTTGGGGTTAGTTTTTCAATCGTCTTTAAGACGTCATCTCTTTGTGATTCGTAGTAAGCAATTCTATTGTTGATTGCTTCTAATTGTTTGCGGTATTGTTCTAGTTTAGCTTTCTCAATATCCTCTCTAGCTACTACATATATTTCAGTAGGTGCAAAGAAACTAGAGAACGGACTGTTAGAAAAGAAAGCATCTTTGTATAAGTCAATAGTCATATTAACAGAAAAAGTAAGTGGATTCTATAACCGTTTCTGGTTTTAAGTCGCCAATGATAGGCGGCGATGTCTCTGCCTCGATTTGCATGGCAAAGTCTCGGAGGTAATCATGTTCTGCAAAGAGAACCATGTACGTCTCCCTTATTATAGCAGATAGTTTATCCATATCGCAACATCTGCTTAACACACTGTCATGAATTAGTGCTATCGGCTCATCAAATCTCCGTAGCGCAAGGTGTAGCAGTGAAGCGTCAAGACTGTGGATAAGGTTGGGTGCAGTCGCAGCCTTGTGTCTCGCAAGATCAATGCTGTCGCTGTCCTCTGTTGCAACGGACAACTGACATCTACCTAGTAGCTGTAAATCTATCCGTTCTACCTTCTTCTTCATAATGTGTTGCTTAACGACAAAACCTGATGGTGTTGTCCACTCCACATGTGTAGCTCCACGCTTGATAGACTTCGACACTTCTGTCTCAATCCATTTCATAACTGACATTGGGCCGGGCACGATCATGTGCATAGCTTCACGTACAGTATTCACTATCTGAGTTAATTCATCCTTCTCTATCTCGACCCCCTTTTCGAGTAATGCTTCTCTGATATAGGATCGGTTAGAGAAAGGTTTAGCGTTGTATGGAATAGTCATAACAGTACGTTTGACGCACTTTCTATCCCATACGGAATGTACACTGGTTGGAATCCCTAAGCTTAGTGCTGTCTCTGCCACTTTTCGGTATGCGTCTTGTGGTTTTTCAGAGGGGACGACATTGACCAGTGTAGCTGTGGACTTATCCCGAGCCAGACCAGCAAGTATCTGCAAGCCTGAGCATGTAGCGTCGGTTGCCACGGGTAACGAGGTAGTGAGTCTATCTCGATGTATACAGCAGTGATAATACTCATCACAAGCTGCAAGAAACTGCCATGGCTCTTCAGCTCCTTCCCACATACCTATAAAAGCTATGGGATCGCCGGCTATGGCTGCAATCATAGAGCGGTGTTCTCGAGTCCACTCCAACCTCTCCTCCATAGTTGCTTTATCAAGACCATAACTAGTAGCTACTTGAAAAGCTAACCATTTCTCTACCACTTCACTTGCTTCATCAGCAAACAGTAGTAAACTTTTTCCAAAGTCTGTATCTTGTGGTGTGAGGAATGCAGGAATAGGGTAGGCACGACCACGGTAGTCGAAAGACCAAGGAATATAGAAGTGTATATCTTTGTAACGACGTACCGCTTCCATAGTCATGCGGGTGCGACAGGATCTCTTAAACTCTGCTGCTCGCTTATTCATTACCTCTGCCGCTTCCCTCCTATATTTCTTTCGAGCCTGTTTATTCTCGGCTATGTCGAAGGGCTTTGGTGGCAGCTCGTAATCTATTATTGGGAGAAACTTACCTACACTAATACCTCTTTCCTCTAACAGCATAGCAGTATTGACTATGAACGGGTTTAACCGATATTTTACCTGTTGTATTTTGTTGAGAAAAGCTATGGGTATTTCTCCCTGTATACGGGAGGGATCGCCTCTTCTGACTAGATCATGTCCTTGCATCAATTCATTGAGCATGTAGCCCCCTGCAGACGTGTTAGACCAGTCTTTTGGAGGTATCAACATTGGCCATGCTAACGGACTGAATATCTCAGCATTTGCCATGACCTGATCCTTGATGTCCATAAACTCTGCGGTAGGTGCAATAAACACTGTAGTTTTACGGCCAGTGCGTAGTCTTTGCTTGTAAAACCATCCGCTCGCTTGCATAATACAGTCAAGTAACCATCCACCTAGCTTGATACGTATGCTTCGACTCCAATGTGACCATGATTTCACATTATATCTGTTCATCAACGTCTTGATAACAGTAAGTTTCTGCTGTGTACCTATCGCTTTGTGCCAATAGTTATCTTTGAGTGTCTTAAGTAGTGCTGGTGCGTTCTGTTCGTAGTGTCTCATCTGACACTCGTCTTCAATAGCTCTGCCGATTGCTTCGCATACATTTGTTGCAATGTTACAACCTTCCTTGTAACCAAATACTTTATCAAATGTAATCTTACATGCAATGGCTGCTGCAGCAAGTGGTTCGATTGTAGTTAAATATATGTGTATATCCTTGAAGGCTGCACCATACTTACCTTGATGTATCTTTGTATTTGTTGTAAGTATCTTATCTACTACAAGTGGTAACAAGGTTTGTACTGATGCTATACCATATATGCTTGCAGATGCGTAGTCCTGTTGCTCTAATTTGAGTGTTTGATCTTTAAGACGCTTCAGCCCTTGTGAAATCTGTGTTCTTTCCAGCTGTATCTGCTGTTCTATCTGCTCTGGTGTTACATATGTCATTTAACTGGTCTCTTACTTGGTCATAGAGGTGTTTATACACTTCGTCATAGTGTGGGTGGCTCTTTGAGAGCATATCTAACGCCTGTTTTTCATAAGTGTAGACGTCTTCACTTGGGATAGAAGTTTTCTTCATCATGTTCAGTAATGTATTGCTCAGGTTTTAAGTGTTGTAAGTTGTCATCAGTACATATTATAAGCTCATGTTCGTGCTGTAATAGTAATTTAGACAGTCTTTTCTTAGCTGCACTACGCCTTTGATAAGCATACTCCTTGATTTTACCAGTTTTACAGTTCACTGTACGTATAATACAGTCAACTTCTGGCATCATTACCCACCCATTCATCTTCCAGTCCATGAAAAGATCATATTCCATAGGCTCGAACCATTCAGCAGGGCATTTAGCTATTTTATTGTAGTTGTTGGGAAAGTATTTCTTTGTCATAAGGTCTGTATCGTCTGTGTGGGTTAGTGTGTTTATCAAGGTAAACGTCCTTGAGAGTGGTATTGTACCATTCTTTGCACATAAAGTCTGCTCTGTATGCAGCTTCTTCGTCATCTTTTGCCATGAAGCAAAAGTGTCTGTCATCTGTGGTGTCAGCACAGTAGTATCTGTATAAGTCCATAGGCGTCCGTGTTGATTGTGAAGTATTGTGCCAGTGCCGTGTAACACCAGCTATAATGAAACAGTTAGTTACGACTGCGAGGAGAGTCGCTGCACCAACTGCTTTGTACGCTTTTTTGCAGCTCGTAAAGCTTGTGACCTTTTCTTACCTTTGGTATTCTTAGCCTTTGGTATATCATAGCATATTTCAGCTATTTCGAGTTCTGTTAATTTCATAATTAATGTGGGTTGTATCGTATGAGTACATATATACAGTATAGTATAAATGGTATTAAAAAGAAGTAGACAATCATAGTGCTATGTAAGGGTAGTGACGTTCGCTATATTTCATGGGATAATGATAATCGACCAGCTCATATTCCATTTTATTGCAATGATTTTCTGCATACTTCTCAGCTTTGTCTCTGCTGTACACAATATCTGCGTCAACGTCTAGCTTGATAAGTATATACAGTGGCTTGACTACACGTGTACCACCGTAATCAGGTAGGTCATCTCTTGTCATCATAAGTACCCCGCTATCTCACAGCCGGGCTCGTCGTAGAACCACGAAACTGACAAGTCAGGGTACTGTTTTCTCATGGCGTGGCATATAGCA